TGATTCAACTTCAACTGCATTAGCAACACAATCTACTGTATATATTAACGGAATCCCAGTAGTTCGTAAGGGAGATCCAGTAGCACCACATACAATAAAATCGGGTCTTGTGTGTGTCCCCCATTCTGCTAAAGTTAATAAAGGTTCACCTGATGTATATTTGAATGGAATTAAAGTAGCAAGGATTAAAGATTCTGCTGATATGGGAGCAATGGTTCAAGGGTCTGGTAATGTATTTCTCAATGAAGCACATCTAACAAGGGATACAATTAGGTTTGATGGAGTTGGATTGGTTCCATCAACAGCAGGACGACAATTCACCAAAATATTAGATAAAGTTGAAAAGTTCGAAAATAAAACATATGATGTAGATTGTTGTTCATATTATGAAATTCCTACTACACCAACTAGAGCAGAAGTTGAATCGTTGACAGAGTATTTGTGGGGTCTTGATTTTAAATTGATTCAAGAATATGTTTCAGAAGATTCATTAACTGTCGGAGCAAAATTAGTTCCAGATTTTAAAAGTGAAAGTAAAGATGATTCTATACCGATAGCAATATGGGATCCGTTGTTACTTGGTGATGATGTACTATATACCACTAATGGTACATTAGATGAAATGAAAACAAGATATATTAAAAGTCTTATTTCAAATCTTATAGTTCATAGAACAAATTTTAAAGAATTATTATCTGCACCAATAAAGTTATTCTTCGGAGGAGTTGGAAACCCAATATACCTATTTTCCACTAGGCAGGGATTTAATCATTATTCAGAATCGTTAAGACCTGATAAAAACTTGCATCCTCCTTCTGGTGGATTACTCGGACGGTATAAACCTTCCGCAGAAAATTTCTTAATATTTGTATCTGATACTGACCACGCAACTGATTTATTAGAAAGTGTTTATAGTTTTAAGAATGGTAGATGGGGATATACAGTTCTGTCAAGTGGTGAGTTCAGGGGAATAAAAACTTCTGGTGTTGAGTGGGGAAATTCTCCACCGTCAATAGCAATACACGAATCAGTACACGCAATCGGTAATGCTAAAAATGATGTTGACTCTTTAGATGTTGATACTTTGAAAAAAGTAAAAGAATTAGCAGGAAAGTCTGGTGTTTATTGGTTTAGTATCCTGAGTGATTATAGTTTGATTGGATACTCTGAACGAATATTACATACATTCGAAGACGAATTTTTGGCAAGAGTTGCTGGTCAAATGATGAATGGTTCATGCGTAACTATTGAAGATGTATTGAAAAGTGTTCCAGGATTATTAAAGTTATTTTCAAAAACGCAAATAGCAGGTATGGAAATATGGTGGCGTGCGTTATTTGGTTTTAGTTATGGTGTTGTGAGAACTGAATGTAAAGGAATTTATAAAGAACTTTTAAATGAGGACCAAAAAAAGCAACTCATTAAAATAAAAAGACAAAAGTTAAAAGAACATATCCGGAAATTCTATAAAGATCTTGCCATTGTAGGAGACCCGATATTTGATAATTATTTAAAAACCTTTGGGTATGCAGATGCTGAGGATTTAATCGAAAAGGAAGGATACGCAATATACATAGATAGAGCAAAATTTGAAAAAGATTTTAATGACTTTGTTGAAAATTCTGTTAATGAATTGCCAGATGATGCAAATATTTTAGATAGTCCAAATTTTTATTTGCCTATAATTGGAAACCAAGTTCCTATGATAGCAGGAGAGTATTTACTAGGAGTTGGTGGTGTGGTTCAACCTAGAGAGCAATCACGTGCATCTGCACCATATAAAGATCTTGCTGTTGACACTTATTTTGTTGATTTTGGTGGTATAGTTGGAAACAAATCTCAAGTGCATGCAGATGTTGTGTTAAGGACATCAATTCATGAATATGGTCACACAATATGGGACGTAAGAGACGACTCACATGAAAATTATAATGTTCCATATGATGCTGATATTCCATATGAAGACCGTAACCCATTCAACATAAGAAATAAAAGTTGGGTCGTGATACCAGATGAGTATGGTCTGTTTGAGAGGAGGGACCTCCCATCAAATAAATATTATGTAAAAAATTTACAAACATTATATAAAGGTGACAAAGGTCCATATGGTCCGTTTAGTGATATGGACAGTTATTCATCATTAAGTTTAATTAATGAAACGTTGGTTAGAGTTAGGTCTGCAGCAGGAACTAGAAGTAATCATAATAGTTTAGATGATATGTTTTCACCAGAAGACCAGAGGAAATTATTCCAACCGAAGTTTATCAAGTTATTAAATAATCTTGGCTGGCCTTAATTCAAAGTGTATAAATATATTGAATAATAATTTTTAAATAATAGAAGGAAATGAAATGAATAATCATGATAACATAGTAAACTTATTTGACACTTACAAAGCAGAGAATGAGAAGTTTGAAAACGGTAACAAATCTGCAGGCACACGTGCTAGAAAAGCACTAAGTGAAATTACTAAGATTTGTAAAGAACGTAGAAAAGAAATTCAAGAAATGAAGAATGGCTGAAATTAAAAGAGAAGTTTTTAGTGATTTGGATCTAGCATTTATTGCTCATCCTATTACGGGAAACGTTGGACGAAAAACAAACAGAGATGCTGTAAAGCAATCTGTCAAATCATTAATATCAACTGATTATTTTGAACGACCATTCAAATCAGACATCGGATGTAGTATTCGATATTTCTTATTTGAACTATTTACCCCACCTGTCAAACAACAGATGGAAAGAGCAATTAAAGAAGTCATTAGAAATTATGAACCACGTGCTAGTGTGATTGAAGTTTTGGTTGAAGACAGACCAGAGTTTAATGCATTATCAATTAGTGTGGCATTCATGATACTTAACGACCCCAACCCAGTTATACTAGATGTTATTCTAGAACGAGTAAGATAATATGGCAACAGCAAATACATACCTACAAGTAAGTGAATTAGATTTTGATGAGATCAGAACTAACCTCAAAGGTTATCTAAGTACACAAAACCAATTCAAAGATTATAATTTCGAGGGATCTGCTATGTCAGTTCTACTTGATGTCCTCGCATACAACACTCATTACAATTCATATTACTTAAATATGGTTGCTAATGAGATGTTCTTAGATACTGCTCAGCAAAGGGATTCAGTTATATCAAGAGCAAAGGAACTGGGTTACTTGCCAGTCAGTGCGATTGGTGCTAGTGCTAACGTTACATTAACGTTCAGTGGCATTGCTAATACTGTGGCGCAATTCACTATTCCGAAAAACTCTAAGTTCTCAACTACGATTGATGATATAACTTACACTTATGTTACACCAGAAGCAAGTTTAGTTCTTAACTCTGCTAATACATTTTCTAAAGCAATATCAATCAAAGAAGGTATTCCTTTAACTCATCAATTCACAGTAAGTTCAAGCAATCCAATTAGATACATTTTACCTAATAAAAATATTGACACTTCAAGTATAAGTGTGAGTGTTCAAGAAAGTTCTTCTGATACAACCACGACTGAATTCACAAGAGCAACTAATATCAAACAAGTATTTTCAACTTCACCTGTATTCTTTTTAGAAGAGTCTGCTGACGATAAGTATGAGATTATATTTGGTCAAGGTGCGCTTGGTAAATCGTTAAAGAATAATAACATTGTAATTGTTGATTACTTAGTATGTAATGCCAATAAGACAAACAGTGCTAATGTATTCTCAGTAGATAGTTTGAGCATCGGTGTTAGTTATACAAGTGCTACTATTACAACTAATGTAGATTCGTTAGGTGGTAGATCTTCGGAGTCTATTGAGAGTATCAAATTCAATGCACCAAGAAACTACCAAACTCAAAACCGTGCTGTAGTTGATAATGATTACCAAAGAATTCTGATAACAGAAAATGCTGACTTACAATCTGTTATTGCATTTGGTGGAGAACAAGCAGTACCTGCTGTATATGGTAAAGTTTATATTGCTGTTAAACCATATGGTGAAAACTACGCAACTAATACTAGAAAGTCTCAAATTAAAGATTCTATTTCTGATAGAACTCCATTGGGTATTGACCCAGTTATTATTGACCCAGACTATATCTATATCGTTCCTACAATCACAACGTATTATGATAAGACTTCTACAACTGTATCTGCTTCTCAAATTGAATCAGATATAAGATCTGCTACTTTATCATACTCGACAGATAACCTTGAGAGGTTTGGTAACAAGTTAAGATATTCTAAATTCATTCGTTCTTTAGATAATATTACAACAGGTTCAATTTTAAACAATGATGTGAGTATTAGTCTTGAGAAAAGGTTTGTTCCTAATATCAGTCAGTCTGAAAGGTTGTTGTTGAAATTTAATAATAAGATTAGAAAGGGTACGTTAAGTTCTACAGAATTCACTTATCAAAATTTCTCAGCATATTTGGATGATGATAGTTTGGGTAACGTGAATATATACCGTTATAATGACGCAAAGGTTAAGACTAATATTATCACTAATGCTGGAACAGTTGATTATGATACTGGTCAGGTTGAAGTTAATACCTTTGAACCAACTGCATTTTCAGATACTCAATTGAAAGTTTCAATGACACCAGATAGATTTGATGTAACTCCAGTAATGGAACAAATTCTAATTATGGATTCGGAAAATGGTGATGTCACTGTTACAGGCGAAACTACTTAATGAGTGTACCAAATAAAATATCCACTCTTGTAAAGAATCAATTCCCCGACTTCTATAAGGAAGACGGTGAAAACTTCTTAGCATTCATAGAAGCATACTATGAATATATGGAGCAGTCTGGTAAATTAACAGACGGCATTCAAAACCTACAAGACTATCGGGACATTGATACTACTCTTGATGAGTATATAGAATATTTTAGAAGGGATTTCCTACCATCAATTCCTATTGATGTTCAAGCAGATAAGAAGTTGATGGTTAAGTATATCAAATTCTTTAATAGTTCTAGAGGAACACTTGCATCATACAAGTTAATGTTCAGAGCAATCTATAATGAAGACATTGATGTTGATTATCCTGCTGAACATATATTAAAAGTATCAGAGTCTGATTGGAGAATTGATAGATATCTTGTAACTGATTACAATACAAAGAATTATACATTCATTGGTAAGAGTATTATCGGTTCAGACTCAAGAGCAACTGCACTTGTTGAGAACATTATACGAAGAACTATTCGTGGTCGTGACTTAATGCAGATCTACTTATCGAATATTGTAGGTACGTTTGGTCACTTAGAACCAATCAAATTAGTAACTGACACAAATAGCACTGGATTCATTCCAAACATTGAGGCAGGTATCAATAAAGTTACTGTAGATTCTGCTGGTGGTGAGTATGCAATTGGTGATATTGTTAAATTGCAATCAGAAATTATCGGTGACTTTGCTAAAGTTGTTGTAACCAGTACAGTTGACCTTGCAGGTGGATTAACATTTGATATTGCAGATGGTGGTTCTGGTTATAGAGGTTCTACAGTAACTCCAGGATCTATTATTACACAATCAATTGTTCCATATACTTCACTATCTTCTTTTGTAATCCAACCAAGTGATATTGTAGACACAAATGCATTGTTGATGATCAATGTCAATTTATTTACAGACACTACTATTTTTGGAACTAAAGCACCAAGTATTGTTAATGCAGATGGTGTTAGTCGATTGATGTCTGATTACTCTAATACTATTTTGTCTAGTCCAGATTTTGGATTCCCTGAGACAGTTGTATTTACACCAAATCAAAACTTTAGAGAGAATGCTAATGCTGTAATTGGTATTGCTAATACAAGAACAATTTCAGTTGGGCAATCAATATACGGTGCAACATCTGGTGCTAATGGTATTATTAAATCTATTGTAAGTGCATCTGCAAACAGTGGTGTATTTAGGGTAGACACATATAAGAATTTTTCTACGACAGAAGTAGTTAAGGTTGGTACATCTGCTGGTTCTGCTGTTGGTAATGTAGTATCATTCTCTTCAAATACTATTGGCCACCATGTGTTATCAGTTGGTAACGTGGTTGGACAAACTATTACTGCTGGTGATGAATTGGTGGGAAGAACATCTGGGGCATTTGGTGTTGTTAAAAAGGTTGTAGCAGATACTGCTAATGGTTATGTACAAGGTGTTGGTGGTGCTGATGACAGAAACTTAGTTGTATGTCAAGTAACTGCTAACACAACTGCTAACTTAACCAGTCAATTTTCAACAGGTCCGATGAGAGCATTTATTGCTAATGAAAGTTTAAGATTGGTTGGTGCTAATACAACTATCGGTAATGTGCATATTACTACATCAAACACACTGATTGAAAATATATATACTAAATTAGATGACTCATTCTTATTCCCAACATATAGTGTTGGTACGATTGCTGATTTATCATTAGTGAATGGTGGATTAGGATATTATACTGCACCTAGTATTACTGTTGAGGATGATGGTGTTAAGTCAATGGATATTGGTGAATATTATATTACTATTCAATCTGATAACATAAATTGGGGAACTGGTAACTCATTCTTTACAATCTTAACATCAGATGACAGAATAATACAAACATCAAGCGGTTCTGGTGGTTATGTTGTTGGTGGTGCTGGTCCAGGATTACCTATTGCTGTTGATCAATATGCTAACGGAACGTATGAATCGGTTGTTAGAGTATGGCAAGACATGGGCAATAGAACCACTGAGGGGAAAACGTTTGCTAATAACGTAACTGCTGTGTTGAAAACATATGCTGGTTCATACATTCCTGGATACACTAATGATACAAGAACTTTAGAAAACACTGGTTCTGCTAAGATTGTTAAGATTGTAGATGAAGGCATATTAGGAACTAACGCAAACATCAATGCTAACGTTGGTGCTAATGGTTCGATATCAGGAATAAGGATTTTAGATTCTGGTTTCTCATATGAAGATGGTGAGTCAGTGACTATTGCTTCTTCTGGTAGATCATTATCAACTCCAGGTGTTGGTGTTATTTCGTTAAGAGGTGATGCTAATTCAGAAGGTTATTATGCTACGAGTAAAGGACATCTATCTTCTAAACGTGGATACTTACAAGATGGTGAATACTATCAAGAATTCTCATACGAGATTATATCAGCATTATCATTAAACAAATATAAAGACGTTGCTCTTAAATTAGTACATCCTGCTGGTCAAAGGTTATATGGTAAGTATAGTGTGCAAAGTAATGTTGCTTTAGATATTATAGCAACATCTGATAACAAGAAACAACTGAGAGCAAATGGAAGCATTGCGATTACTAATAGCACATTTAATGTAACTGGTACTGGTACACAACTGACATCAAGTTATGCAAATGGTGATACATTGATGATTGAATATGGCAACAAACAATTCTACTCAACCGTTATAAATATAGTATCAAGTAATACTGCAGCAAACCTTAACTCAGTTTGGACTAAGGGCACAATTTCTGGTGCTAATGTTTATTACACATCTGGAACAATTTAATGGCTTTAAAATACGCAACAAAAGATATATCAATTAATAATGCTAAAGCATTTTTACATTCATTGAATGCAGATGAGGATGGAAGATCTTCTAAAAAATCCACCATCCTTTATATGGCATTGGGCAAAACTCAATCATGGGCAGCAGATCCAACTCCTGATGCAATAGCAGATAATGACCAACATTTAAAGTATGATATGAAACGTAATTGGATTGGTGCTAAGAAAATTAAAGATGGTGACGCAAGTCATGTAATCACAAGACATAATTGGGTATCTGGAACAATCTATTCTATGTATCGTGATACTGATACTGGTGTTTACGCAAGAGCATTTTATGTGTTGACGGATGAATTTAATGTATATAAAGTTTTAAACAATAATAAAGGTGTAATTTCAACAACTAAACCAACTGGTTATTCCACACTACCATTCACAACATCTGATGGTTATATGTGGAAGTATATGTTTACAGTTTCAGTTGATGATGCTGATAAGTTTTTGACAATAAACCATTTACCAGTTAAGAAAATTGGTACAAGTGATGGAACTGCTGAAGAAGATAGACAAGTATTAGTTCAAAATGCTGCAGTGAATGGTTCTATTGAAGTTGTGGAAACTGTTAATT